CATGCGAGTGACCAAGGCCCAATTGGAGCTATGGCTATCCGACCCGGTGACGAAGGCTTACCTGATATGCCTATCGGAATTGGCACGGAAAACCAAAGTGGCAGTATCTGACGGAAGCCTGATTGATTCATCAAACAATGACAGGTCGATGAATTCAATTCATTCGGCGCTTGGAATGGCAACAGGATACGAAAACGCATCAAAGTTTGAGGGCGTTTTCAGTGTGTGTGAGCTGGTCGAAAAAGACAAAGACCAGAAAGAAACCAACCATTAAGGTGATGGCATGATTGAAATAACCGATGAAGACATCGAGAAAGCAAGAGAACTGATCGCACACGGAACGCCAGAGGCGGTGTTATACCGGATACTGATTAAGCCGATTGAGGCGAAGACAACGCTGGATGAAGCTGTTCAGAACCAGTACGAAACACTCACCAAATCAGGGTTTCAGATAAAGACAGAAAACCAAGCAGAACGCGAATCAAAAGGTACTCAACACGGGATTCTAGCGCACATAGGGCCGGGAGCATTCAAAGGGCAACTTGCTGACTTCTGTCCGACAGTCCCACAGGTAGGTGATGTGGTTATCTTCGACCGATACACAGGGGTTGAAATGGAATTGCCGCCCGGATCAGGAAACAAGTTCCGATTCGCAAACGATGAGACCCTGTTGGGTCGGATGGTGAGAAAATGAGCGTACAAGACGATATCGAAGCAGCATTAGACGCACTGGAAATCCAGAATTTAGAGCCAGAAGAAGTCATTGAGCCTGTAGAAGAGCAGGAGCAAGAAGAGCCAAAAGACGCCAATCCCCCCGGCTACATCGACAACATTGAAGACTGGATAGCGGCAGGCAAAAACCCTGATGATTTTAAGGGCAAGAACGCATATAAGGCCGAATATGAGCGCATCAAGGAAATCAAAGAACTCAAGCAAACGATGGAAACCATTGTTGATGGTGTTTCAGAGTGGAAGGAACAGCAGAAGAAGCTAACCGCTGAACAGATCGTCAAGGCTAAGCAAGAGGCGCTTGATGAGCTGGCCAAGGCCAAAGAGGATATGGACGTTGAAGGGGCCATTGCTGCGCATGAAAAGATTAATCAGCTCAACAAGACGACAGCGCCGCAACTCAATCCTGTAATCACCAGCTTCTTTGCTAAAAACCCTATCCTTGACGAAAAAAGCTCGCAGTATGATCCTGAGTTTTTCCAAGATATGAAGATGGCGCAACACTCAATTCTGAACCAATTGACTGGAGGTGATCCGAATCTCGCCGCTCAATTGACGAAATCGCACGTTCATTGAATGTCGCTTATTCAAGAGCCAAAGACCTTCACCAAGACAAGTTTGTTAGCAAGCGAAATAACCGACAATCCGCCCCGTCACCTAGTGCGTTACAGCGTGAGAACAAAGGGCCGATTGACTATGGCTCCAAGCTGAAAAGCGTAAAAATGAACGGCAAGAACGCCCGTGACGTAAGCGCGGCACATGATGTATATGAAATGCTGAAAGCGAAAGACCAGAAAGCCGCTGACACGTTCGCAAAAAACTTTTTAGGTGAATGAACATGAGCAGACATAACGACAAGCAACAACGCGCACCGATTGGAGCGCAAACAACTGTCAATAAAATGACGGACGCAGAACAACACCGCCCTGCAATGGGCCAGCAGAAGCGAATCAACTACGATCATTATCTACAGATGCCAGAGTACAAGGACATGCAGTTGTTCCTTGCGCACTCAGATGGTGACGTTGACAGATGGCTTGCTGCGGGCGCGCAACCAGTGCCACGAGTGAGCCAATCTCAGCGAATCTACAAAGGCATTAATGACCGGATGCAGTCTGAATATCAGATTTACCCGGCTGTTTCCGTAGTTGATGGGCATCCTATTGATGCGTTCCTGTTGTTCATGCCAAAGGATGAATATCATCGAGTCAAGATCGAGCCTTACCAAAACCGGCAGAAGGAGCTTGAGCGAGCGATGGGCATTGGTAAGTCTGCTGAAGGAGATGCAGTAATGCCTAACGTAAAAGGGCTGAAAACGTATGCTCCAAACGTCACGGCAGACCAAAAAGGTCTATTCACTCATCGCGGTGGTGAATTGACGCACGACGTATAGTTGAAAACTATCAAAACATGGTGTATATAAGCTACAAACTATCCTCATTGTGACGCAAGAGTCAGAGGTATAACGGCCCCCTGGAAGAACAGGTTCGCTGTGTAGCGCTAAGTAGGCGCAATACAAACAATTTGATCATTCATTCAGGAGGCCGTTATGGCTAATGCAGATCGACCATCGGGCTTTACGCCCATTGGCACCCTAAGCGGTGCCGACTATCACGGAAAAATGCGCCGTGTTGCTTTCGCCGCAGGCGATAACGTTGCTTGCTTCATTGGCGACCTTGTAAAACTTACCGGAACTGTGGATGCCACTGGCAAATACCCAATCGTTGCGCAGTCAGCCGCTGGCGATGCTTCAATCGGTGTTCTTGTATCGCTTGAGCCAGACTTCACCGACGAAGGCTCATTGACAGATAACCATCGACTGGCTTCAACACCGCGAATTGGCAAGGTTCTGTTTGGCCAAGATGTTCTGTACACCATCCAAGAAGACTCAGACGGAAACGCCATTGAAATCACTGAAGCAGGATTTAACTGTAACGTGATTGTAGGTTCTGGCAATGCCATCACAGGCATTTCAGGCATGGAGCTGGACAGCACTTCCGCTGCGAACACTTCTTCGCTGAACGTCCGCTTACATCATGTTTACGACGCGCCAGACAACGTGCTTGGTAATTATGCTCGTTGGGTGGTCTCGATTAACGCTTCACAAGAAGCCTTGAACCAGACGGGGATTTAATCATGCCTAGTATCGTGACTATGGGCTCAGAAGCCCGCCTGCTACAAGAAGGCATTAATGCTGTAGCAACAATCGAGTACAAGGACTATGAGCCCGAGTACACGAAAATCTTCACCGTAACGAAGTCAGAGAAAGCCTACGAGCTTGATGTTTCTCTGTCAGGAATGGGTCTTGCTGCTCTGAAGCCTGAAGGTACGTCAATAGGCTATGACGCTGAGAAACAGGACTTTACCACCACATACACCCATGCTGTTTATGGGCTGGGCACCATCATTACGATGGAAGCGCAGATGAACAACCTCAAACGGGATTTGGTTCAGAAGGCTGGTAAATTGCTGAAGCGCTCACTGGTTCATACCGATGAGCAATTGGCTGCAAACGTGATTAACAATGGTTATGACACCGGCTATTTGTTGGGCGATGGCGTACCGCTGTTCAGTACCGCTCACGTCCTTGGAAAAGGCGGCACGTTTTCTAACCGCTTTGCCGTATTCACTCCATTGTCACAAGCGGCGGTAGAAGATGCGACGATTGCGATTGAGGACTTTCGTGACGGTGCGGGGCTGCTGATTTATGCAAAAGCCATGTCTTTGCATATTCCGCGACAGTTGCGCTATACCGCTGATCGAATCTTGGCATCTCGCTTCGAACCGAACAGCGCGAATACTGCGACTGTTAACCCTGTTGCTGGAGTGTTTCCGGGTGGTTATCACATCAACCACCGATTCACCAGCGCAACCGAATGGTTCATCAAAACTGACGTTGATGATGGCTTCAAAATCTTCAATCGAATGGATTACACGTTCGACACTGATAACGATTTTGGCACCAGCAACTACCGCCATAAAGGGATGTTTTACAAATCGTATGGCGCTACGGATCCAAGATGTGCATACGGGTCAGGTCAGTAACAGATTGAGCCCGTTTCGGCGGGCTTTCTTAATTAATAGTCGAGGATATTAGTTATGGTAATGCCAAAATCACGAGGCGGATTCAGCGAGCCGCTAACCCATCAACCAGTCGAACGGCTATATGAATACCGTCGCGGCTTTGGGATGGGTAATTCCGCTGAGTTCGTTCATTTCTTTGATGACTTCTGCAATTCTGTTACTACCAACGTGCCTACTGGCTGGACTGCGGCAGTTATTGATACTGGTGCAACTGTCACGCAGTTGGACACAGACACCTTTCCGGGTGGAGTTCTGAATTTTGCATCTGACGGCACTACTGAAGGCGCTGCGATTTATCTGCCTTTGATGATTCAGTTGAATGACAAAGAATTCTTCATGGAAACCAGAGTCTATACAGAAGCTGCGAGCGATACGGATATTCAATTCGGTTTGACCGTGCGAAACGCTACAACAAACCCGGAAGACTTATGGACAACTGCTGCAACTGACTTGATTGCGTTTGGCGTTCTTGATGGTGATGCAACGGTAACCATGCTGTGCGACAAGAACAACAGCGGAGCTGCTGCAAACCTTGGGACTATTGATCTTTCGAGCGCAACTTGGCACACGTTAGCAATTCACGTAACTGGTAATTCAGCCGATTCAAATATGTCGGTTCGTGGTTATGTTGATGGCGTACTAGCTATTACATGGGATGTCGAGACAGAGATTCCAGATGATTTAGTGTTGTCCCCGTTTATCGGCGCAAGAACTGGCGGCGTAGCAGCCAACAACGTTTACTTCGATTATGTTCGATTCTGCTCAGTAAGGTAACCACTATGTCTAGTCAATGGTTTTTGGATCAAGCCCGATTGGGCAATGTGTATAGCGCAAGCTCTGCTGGTGCTGTGACTCTCTCAACCGTAAGTACTACCTGTACAGGTCTGGCGCTGTCAAACCCTCCGGGGTCTGGCAAGCTGCTGGTGGTGAAAGAGGTTAGCTTTGCTCCTTCTACAGCGCCCGCTGGTGCTGCGGTGGTGGGGATTGCTATTCACACTGCAATCAGCACTACAGACTCGACTCACACCACCCCGATGGTGATTCATAATGCCATCGCCAAGGGTAACGTGTCTGGCCAGTGCGCAGGCCGTGCTGATGCTGCTGCAACTCTGGTATCAACCCCGCTGTGGTTGCGTCCTATTGGCTCAGTAGTAGCGGCGAGCTCAATTACTCCCGCGAAGTATCAGGAGGATATTGACGGTGCAATCATCATTCCACCAGGCGGGGCAATGTCTCTGTCTTACCTGACAACTGCCGCAGTAGGTATTGCGTCGGTCACATGGGCAGAAGTTGACGAGTAGTCATAGTCGCCCGGCCCTAAAAAGCTGGGCAATTATTCGGGGTTAATGCTATGGCTCATAAAGTTGTAATTACAAAGATTTTGCCGGGGAATTATCGGTCACAGTTCCATGTTTTCTTTGAAAGCGATGGAGCAAGTGCCGATTTGGCCGATTATGTTCTGGTCGATCCTGTTGTTGATCTTGGTTTGAAGTCATCCGCTCGATTATCGATTGAAAAAATGACTTTCGGATTTACAGGATTTGATGCTCGAATCGAATTTGATACGGGTCTTGTAGACGACAAAATGATTTGGGTTCTGCCTGAAAGCGGCGATAACCACGTCTGTTTTGACGCATGGGGCGGGCTGAAAGATAAATCCGGCCTTGATGGTACTGGTAAAATTCAGATCACCACCAATGGATTCAATACGGCAGGCGCTCAAGGCTCGTTGTTGTTGATGGTGCGCAATGGGTAGGCCGTATCAGCCAGCCAACACCTTCAAACTAGGTGATTCGAATACTGTTTGCGATGTCACCGGGTTTGTCGTGAAGAAGTCGGAAGCCAGAAAGCGCTGGGATGGGTTTTATGTGACTTCTGACGCATGGCACCCAAGGCACCCACAAGACACGCCGGTTATCCCAAAAGCCGAGCAAGTAGTGAGCAACACAAGAACACAGTCAGAGAACACGGACGCAGCACCTGCAATAACGATCATTTGAGGCTAGAGCATGGCAACCAGCGGTATTTATAACTACAGTCGCACGCTCAACCAGATAGCCTCTGAAGCGCTTGAATTGATCGAAGCTGTTGGAGATGGTGAGACGCTTTCTGGTAATCATCTCCAAAAGGCTAAAGACTCGCTGAATTCGCTGTTAAAAGAGATGCAGACGCTTGGACTGAATCTTTGGACAGATACCGAAGCCACCTTATTTTTGACTGTAGGGCAGGCTTCCTACGATCTTACAACTGCTCGAAGCGGAAACGTCGCATCATCGAACCGCTGGAAATACTCAATTTTGTTTGAACCAAGAACCCATAAAGCGGACTTCTTCTGAATCACTGAAACGACGTTATCCGGCGACTCATCAGCACTACCAAACGTCAGCGGATTGTATGCTGTGCCGTCAGACAAATCAGAGCCAAAGACCTCATTTGTTCCGTCACGCGCAAGCCAAAACCGCTCATCAAGCGTTGTGGCCGATGATGATGAAAAGAAGTCCGGGTCAGTAATTTGAACAAGCCCGTCGGCGTTGGTGTAGATATATCCGACGCCTGAGCCATTCAGGATCAGTATTTGATTATCTCCCGGAACGGAATTGGCCAGCACTTTGGCTCGCCCAGATCCTCCGACAACGCCCAAATCCTCAGCCACCCACGAAGCATTGACGCGATACAGTGACGCCCCTGAAACGACATAGGCATAACCTGAGTTAACCAAAGGAATCGACCTTACCGGGCCGTCGTCAAAATCAGCCAAATCTGTTAAACCGTCGCACTTCCGAACGCACTTATAGCTTCCGTCCTTGTTCCCCTCGGCAATCATGTTTACCAGCTCGGCCCGGCTCTTTTTTGAGTCGTAGTTCGCGGATATTCCGCCAAGTGGTAATTTCATGATCTAGCCAATGTCACTTGGATTGGGTACATATCAGTGCCATAAGCAAGCATGGCGTCTTTGGTCTCTTTGGCCCCCGCGTAGATCAATTGTGCGCGTTCCGCACCGCATCCAAACTTCAGAATCAGCCTTTTAGCCAGATTGTAAACCACGTATTCATGCGCGTAATCGGGAAGGTCAAGCGTATCACCCGCATTGACCATGACTTGCACCTTTCTTTCGTAGGTGAAATTAATCACTGGAACTGATGAATTCGGGGTGCTCCACAAATACATCGTGCCAGCAGATTCCCCGGCTCTATCTTGGCGCGAGTAATATGCTTGAATAGGCGCGCCAGTTTGCGACTTGTTTGGTTGGTTGAAATAGCTGCTACGCGACTCAAAGCGAATAGGTGTTTCATAGTCTGAGCCCTCTTTTCTGCGAACATTGATAATTCGTGAAATTGGAATCAAGGC